CCATCGCAAGTACCCGTTCGCACTGTTGGGCCTCTACTCAGTACCGTGGCAGCAGTACGCCATGAGCGTGATGAGTCCGTGGATGCGGCAGCAGGACATCCTGAATCAGATCCTTGGCGGCGTACTCCAGTGCGTGAAGAAGGCCGTAAGCCCTGCGCTTATCGCGTCGAAGTCCGCTATCCACCCGGAGGCGATGCGGGCGATTGATTCCTCAAAGCCGAACCTGAAGATCACGGTTGGTCCGAACGCGACGATTGCTCCAACGTGGCAACAGCCGCCAAACGTCCCGGCGTATGTTTTGCAGAGCTACGGGATGATTATGCAGTCGATGAAGCAGTCTTCAGGGGCAGCGGCGATGGACAGCGCCCTGAAGAACAAGCAGACCCCCGGCGGCGATACGCTCGACAGGATTACGTTCTCGAAGAACACGCCGATACGGTTGATGGGCCGGAACCTCGAAGGGTTCGTGGATGAGATTGGCGGGATGTGGACGGCAAACGCGCTACAGTTCTATGACGCGAGCATGAGAATGGAATTGCTTGGCGACAAGGGGTTGACGAAGGAAGACACTGAGGACATCCCCGGCTCGCTCATCCCAGAGGGAATCAACTCAGAAGCGTTCGTGCGGCGGTGGAGATTCAAGACCGACAAGTCAACACTGCTCAACATTCAGCGCCAGGACAAAATCCAGATCGGCTTTGCGCTACGCAAGAACCACGACCTATCGCGCCGTGGCCTCTACACGCTTCTCGACTGGAACATCAACCACGTAGAGAATGACAAGGAACTCGCAGAAGAGGCAGCAGCAATGGCTAAAGCTCAGGCCGCAGGCGGCGTGAAACCGAAGGGGCACAAGTAATGGCCGAGTCCGCAGAAAAGTTCAACGACCAAGACCTACCGAAGATTCTGGCGGCGCTGGAGACGGCGCGAAAGGCCGGAGCGAAGGGGTCTGTCATCGTCCAGTTTGACCAGAACGGCGGAGTGCTTTCGGTGGTCCACGAAGCCAAAAGAACTTTCAAGTAAAAAACCGTTGACAAGATTTATTGCACAGGTGATAGTCAATACAGCAAGAGGCAAATGATTCACCTCCGGCCAGCCGGGTTGGTGAGATCAGCCGCTCAGGGATTCGTCCCTCAGCGGCATTTTGTTTTCTGCTAGACCTCCAGACTTTCTGGGGATCGCTGATAGTATGGCGTTGCGAGGACGCCCGACGACAGGAGAGATTCCTGCATCGTTGGAAAATAACCCAGGGCGAGATACCCAGAGAGGAGGCCACCGATGGTTCAGCGCCACAAGAAGCGCAAGGGCGGACGCAAGGGCAAGCGCTAATCGCGCCCCCGTAAACCCCGGCTAAGGCCGGACGAACTTCCGGGGAGAGGCGAATAACCTCTCCCCACAACCTCAAGCAGCGAGGCAAGCGACATGGCGAAGATGGGCAAGGGAATGGCAAGCCGGGTTGAAGAGGGCGGACACTACGAGCCGTCATCGGCGCCCAAGCTGGCGAAGGGCCAGTTCGAGCAAGTCGGCACCTTCATCTCCGAGGGGGAAATGACCTCAGTGTCGCCTCGCGGAACGAGCGTGAACGTGAAGACGGGCAAACTCCAGAACGGCGAGAACTAAGTTCATGCCCGCGATGGAGCCACCCCCAGTATCGCCGCAGGTACAAGCCCAGATGGGGCCACCGGGCGGAGCAGGGTTTGGGCCTGGAATCGCAGATGCTCAGGCGGGAATGGAGAAGAGTCCCGCTGAGATCGCAGTAGCAACCTGCGAGAAGATTTTGATGGGCGTACAGGACGAAGCGTTTCGGCCCTACGCCATGAAGATGATCGCGACAGGCAAGGTTGGAGTCGCGATGGTACAGCAGAAGCAGCCGAAGTCAGCCGGAATGGGGATGCCCCCAACACCCGGCGGACCACCGCCGCCGACACCAGGGCCACCAGTACCGGGGCAGATGCCCGGATAAGTAGCACACAGTCAACAACCAGAACCCTTGCATAACCCGCAGGCTGGGAAGCAGGGAAGGGGATAGACGAGATGGCAGCAAAGACGTTGGACGAGATTTTGGGTTCGCTCAGTGCGGACGAAAAGAAGCTCTTTGAAAACACACTCTCAAAGAATCCAGACCTGAAGGCAGGTTGGATGGCGCAGGCCGATTACAGCCGCAAGACGCAAGAACTTGCCGCGGAGAAGGCCAAGTTGCAGGACGACCTCGACTACGCCGAGCAGATGAAGTCGTGGGCCGAAGTGAATGTTCCCCGCTACGATGCCTTGGTAGAGAAGGGCATCATCGACAAGGAAACCGGCGAGGAGCTTTGGACGGCTCAGAAGTCGGAACTGGAAAGTCAACTTGCAGCAGCCCGCGCAGCCGGAGGCGACATGGACCCCGCAGAACTGAAGAAGAACGTCGAAGCAATCGTCAAGGAGTACGGCGTAACGTCGCCGGAAGAGATGAAGGCGCTCATCGCCGCCGAGGGCAAGAAGCTGGCGGCAGAAGAGTTCACGACGCAGTGGAGCACGAAGGAGAAGGACTTCAACGAGAAGACCATCCCGTTCGTTGCAGGATTTTCGTCCGGCGTGGCCGTGGTAGCGGCCAAGTACGAAGCCGAGACGGGCCAGCCGTGGACATCGGAGACCGCGAAGGAGTTTTTCGCGATGATGTCCAAGGAGAACAATTTCGATCCCTACGCGGTCAAGGACACGTTCCTGAAGCCGTTCAAGGACAAGAAGGACGCCGCAGCCGAGGTTGAACGCTTGGCGCAGGAGAAGGCTGACGAGATCATCAAGCAGCGCAGCGGTCTACCGGGCACCGGAGGCGAGACGTACATTCCGGGCCAGGAGAAGGGCAACCTTCAGGCCATGCTGGAGCGCAGTGCTGGCGACAATGATTTTGAGAGTGTGATTCGCGCGAAGGCAGTTGAGTCCGCGAAGGAGTTAGCAGCAGCCGGGAAGTAGCCGGTACAACTTGAGCAGCAAAGCCGCACCGGGAGAGGAAGCGCGAGAGCGCAAAACCCCGAAGGAACGCGGTGATAGGCCAGTCGGGAAGCGTGATCGCAGAGTCCGAATGGCTTGGTTGAAAGAGGCGTAAGCCGAGACTAAGCCCAAAGGAATCAATGACATGGCTCTCACGTGGAACGACGTAACGGGAAAGACAAACGACAACATCGTCCCGTACCTGACGGACAACGTGTTCAAGAACTCGCCGCCGCTGACCCGCTTGAAGAACAAGCGGAGGTTCGGCTTCCCCGGTGGTCTGACGATCCGGCACAACATCATGTACGCGCCGCTGAAGGGTGGTGCCTTCCAGCGCGGGCAGGCGTTTGACACGTCGGCGGTGCAGACGGACACGGCCCTCCAGTTCAACATCAAGTACTACTACGTCAACGTGACGATCTACGGCGTTGACCAGGTGTTGAACCGTGGCTCTGAGGCCGCGATGAGCTTCGTCGGCTCGAAGATGATTAACGCTTCGGGTACGATGGCCCAGCTTCTCGCCGTGGACCTGTACGGCGATGGCGGAGCCAACGGCGCCTCTTCGCTGAGTTCGACGCTCGCACTCGACGGCTTCGCGGAGGCCGTGAACGTCCCGGCCAACTACGCGACCTACGGCGGCGTGACCCGCACGGACATCGCAACCGCGGCCAACACCGGCATCAACTCCTACTACGCCGCACCCACGGCGTTCTCCCTGAGCGCGGTGCAGACGGCCTTCGGTGCCGCATGGTTCGGGCAAGAGAAGCCGGACATGCTGGTGACGACCCAGCCGGTCTGGGATGCGTTCTGGAACAAGCTCCAGCCGCAGCAGCGGTTCAACGACGAGACCAGCGATGTTCACGTCGGCTTCCGGTCGTTCTTCTGGAACGGCGCTCAGGTGGTGGTGGACCAGTACCTCAACACGCTGGCCGGCCCGTACCAGATGTACGGCCTCAACACCAACTACATCTACATGTACGTCTCGGATGTGCCGAAGTACCAGTTCGGATTCACGGGCTGGAAGGAAGCTCAGAACACCGACGACGTGGCCGGCCAGTATCTCTTCGGCGGCAACATGGTGGTGGCCGCTCCCCGCTTGATGTTCAACCTGGCCTTCACCGCGCTGTAAGGACGAAGCTCGCTCGTAAGAGAGGAAAAGGAAACCGATATGGCGTATTTTGGAGCATCCAATCAACTCATCCAGATCGACACAGGCAAGGCCCGCACTTACCTGTACAACAAGTCTCTGTCGGCCATCCAGGTCTATGCCGACATTGGCGAGGTGCAGGTTCTCGGCCAGCGGTATTGCGCCG